AACGCCTACAACGCTAGGGCAAACACCGCTGGTACCGCTACCTCTGTCCAGATCAAGAACAAGGTAGCCTTCGAGACGTTCACTCCAGACGCTAACGTCACTTTCTACGCTAAGTACGCCGGCGCGCTAGGTAACTCTCTCAAGATCTCGGTCATCGATACCGAGGCTGCTTACCACAGCATCATAGTCGGCGCCAACACAACTACAGTGTCGGTATCAGGTGACTCAACAATTGCAGGCGACGGCACCGTGCCAGTAGCCAACGGTATCTTTGCTGACAACGCTAGCGCACTTACCGTCGACGCTGTTGTTGGAAGTGCGAACCTAACTGTTACTATCACAAGCACCAGCAGCACTACTGCTAATACGGACTACCAGACCCTTCTGACCAAGCTTACAGTCGGCGACTACATTCGCGTCGGTAACTCGACTGTCGGCTATCAAGACATGAAGATCAAGGCTCTAAACACGGTGCCTACTTCAAACACTGCCACCGCTATTACAGCGATTATTAACTGTGAGAACATCTTCGGTCTGTCCGAAGACGTAACGATGATTGATAACTTCATTCGCTACTGGGAGTTCTACAACACAGTCGACGCCCCTCCAGGTCAGTCGGCTTACATTCAGAACAATACGACCAGCACTGTCAGCGACGAGATGCACATTGTAGTCGTCGACGCCGACGGCAAGTGGACCGGCATCAAGGGTACCATCCTTGAGGCTTGGGAGGGTCTGTCTCGCGCCACCGACGCTAAGTCGGAGCAGGGCGGAACTCTCTACTACAAAGACGTCCTCAAGAACGGCTCGAGGTATCTCTACGCTGGCACCAACAGGTCCGGTTCTGCTACAGGAACGGCTGCCGCTCTTACCGCTTCGACAAACAAAAAGCCTCTCTCGGCTGTCATGTCAGACGGTACAGACGGAGTGTCCGAGACTGCTATCTCGGTGTCTGCTCTCGCCAGCGCCTATGACCAGTTCAAGTCTGCTGAGGACGTCGACATCAGCCTAGTCCTGGCTGGTAAGGCGATCGGAGGCACCAACGGAGAGCAGGTAGCCAACTACCTCATCGACAACATCGCTGAGTTCCGCAGGGACTGCGTGGTGTTCGTCTCTCCAGACGTCAACGACGTGGTCAACAACGTTGGTGAGGAAGTCGAGGCTCTCGTTGCTTTCCGCGATGGACTTCGCTCGACCTCATACGCGGTCATGGACAGCGGCTACAAGTACATGTACGACCGCTACAACGACAAGTATCGCTACGTACCTCTGAACGGCGACACCGCCGGTCTCTGCGTTCGTACCGACGACCTCCGCGACCCTTGGTTCTCACCGGCCGGCTTCAACCGCGGTCAGATCAAGAACGTGGTTCGTCTGGCCTACAACCCAGACAAGGCCGACCGCGACGTGCTCTACAAGAAGGGCATCAACCCGGTCGTTACCTTCCCTGGTCAGGGCACCATTCTCTACGGAGACAAGACTCTCCTGGCCAAGCCGTCGGCTTTCGACAGGATCAACGTCCGCCGTCTCTTCATCGTTCTTGAGAAGTCTATCGCGACTTCTGCTAAGTTCACCCTGTTCGAGTTCAACGACGAGTTCACCAGGGCGACCTTCAAGAACCTGGTTGAGCCGTTCCTTCGCGACGTGCAGGGAAGGCGCGGTATCTATGACTTCAAGGTGGTCTGCGACACGACCAACAACACCCCTGAGGTCATCGACCGCAACGAGTTCATTGGCGACATCTATATCAAGCCTGCTCGCTCCATCAACTTCATTCAGCTTAACTTTGTGGCTGTGAGGACGGGCGTGCAGTTTGAAGAAGTCGTCGGCAGGTTCTAATAGGAGGGAATAATGGCTTTCAGCATTAACGACATCAGAAGCCAGCTTACCTTCGGTGGTGCTCGCCCCAACCTGTTTCAGGTGGCGATCACTAACCCGATCAACCCGGCAGCTGACCTCAAGGTACCGTTCATGGCAAAGGCGACTACCCTGCCTGAGTCAAACATCGGTCTCATCGAGGTACCTTACTTCGGCCGCAAGATCAAGCTGGCAGGCGACAGAACGTTCGCCGAGTGGACTACCACTATCATCAACGACGAGGACTTCCTGATCAGGAACGCCCTCGAGCAGTGGATCAACACCATACAGTCGCCGGAGTCCAACCTCCGCGAGCTGGCTAACCCGTCGCCTCTTCTGTACAAGTCTCAGGCGACTGTTACTCAGTTCGGAAAGACCGGCGACGTGCTTCGCATCTACCAGTTCAACGGGATCTACCCTCAGACTCTCGCGCCGATCGATCTCTCTTGGGAGTCGGTCGACACGATCGAGGAGTTCCAGGTGACCTGGCAGTACGACAGCTTTGAGGTCATCGGTGGAATCACCGGGATCCCTGGTCCAGTATAATAAGTGACTCAATGGAGGGGCTATAAATGTATATAGCCCCTCTATACTATTAGGAAATCATCATGGATCTGTTCGGCTTTAAGATTGTTAAGAAGAGCGACGAGGAGAAGCAACCTCTGTCGTTCGCACCGCCCGTCGAGGACGACGGCGCGGTAGTCGTCGCTGCCGGTGGCTACTACGGTACGTACGTAGACCTCGAGGGTACGACGAAGAATGAGAACGACCTGATCACCCGCTACCGCGAGATGTCGCTTCAGCCGGAGTGTGAGAGCGCGATCGACGACATCGTCAACGACGCCATCATAACTGACGAGGACGAGATAGTCACGATCAACCTAGACACCGTCGAGGTCCCTGAGAACATCAAGGAGATCATCAAAGACGAGTTTGACGAGATCAAGAAACTTCTCAACTTTGACAGCACTGCGTACGAGTTGTTCAAGCGTTGGTACATCGACGGTCGGTTGAACTATCACATACTGATAGATCCTGACAACCCGATGGACGGAATCAAGGAGCTCAGGTACCTTGACCCAAGAAAGATTAAGAAGATCAGACAGGTAGAGGCGAAGCGCAAGGGCGCGGCCACTATGAAGAAGGTCAAGGAAGAGTTCTACATCTACAACGACAGGGGCTTTGGCAAGGGTTCCGTGGCTCTTACTCAAGGTGACCACAGCAGCACTCAGGGTCTCAGGATCGCCAGAGACTCGATACTAAGCGTTACTTCGGGCCTCACAGACCAGAACAACATGGTCGTACTGTCGTACCTACATAAGGCGATCAAGCCGCTCAACCAGCTCAGGACCCTAGAGGACGCGACGGTCATCTACAGGATGTCTCGAGCTCCGGAGCGCAGGATATTCTACATCGACGTCGGTAACCTTCCTAAGATGAAGGCCGAGCAGTATCTTCGTGACATGATGGTCAAGCACAAGAACCGACTGATCTACGACGCCAGCACCGGTGAGATCAGGGACGATCGTAAGTTCATGACCATGATGGAGGACTACTGGCTCCCTCGTCGCGACGGCAACAGGGGAACCGAGATCCAGACTCTTCCAGGCGGGCAGAACCTAGGTGAGCTCGAGGACGTTAAGTACTTCAGAAAGAAGCTTTACAACGCCCTCAACGTTCCAGTTAGTCGTCTTGAGACTGAGACTGGGTTCAACATGGGTAGGACCAGCGAGATCTCTCGAGACGAGGTGAAGTTCACCAAGTTCATCTCTAGGCTGAGAAAGAGGTTCTCGATCCTGTTCCTTAAGGCTCTCGAAAAGCAGCTAATCCTTAAGAACGTGATCACTCCAGAGGACTGGCCGGATCTGCAGTACAAGATCGGCTTTGACTTCGCTAACGACAACTTCTTCGGCGAGCTCAAAGACAACGACATCCTCAAGGAGAGAATCGCGATCGCCGATGGGATACAGACCTACATCGGAAAGTACTTCTCGAACGAGTGGGTCAGGAAGAACGTGTTCAAGCAGACCGACGACGACATCAAGAACGAGGACGCTCTGATCAAGCAGGAGACTCCCGAGATGACCCCTCTGCCTCCAGGCACGCCGCCTCAGACAGAGTAAAGAGCTTTTGATAAATAAAGAAGACAGGAGATAGTTATCATGGACAATGAAGTAACTGCGGCAGACGTAGTCAATGGAATCATGAGTGGAAACTCGATGGATGCCAAGAGCGCCTTCGACTCGCTGGTAACGGCTAGAGTCGGGGAGTTGATAAACATGGCAAGACCGGACGTAGCGGCGTCGCTGTTCTCAGACGACGAGGTTCGGGTCGAGGAAGACACCAACACGAATCTAGATAGCGAAGAAGGATCAGTAGATGGCGATCAAGTTCAATCAGTTCCAGAGTAAGATCGAGGAGATCTATACTCCTCGAGCAGAAGACGAGAAGCGCTTCGCCGCTAAGCACGTCGTCGCCGTCACCAAGGACGCGGCCGGCAACCCTCCTGACTTTGCCACCAAGGGCATGGCCGGGAAGAAGAAGCGACTCGCGGACACCGACTCTGAGGAGCAGAAGAAGGTTTACGAGTACGCGTATCCCTACGTTCCTAATCAGATAGCCTACGAAGATGACGACTCCGGCGAGACTGAGGTCGAGCCGTCTGAGCCAGCAGAGACTGACTACGAGGGTGAGATGGCCAAGGCCGAGCTCAGGGCGGTAGCGTCTAAGGCTGGGGCTCTTGCCCAGATGATGGACGACGAGATGGAGCTAGAAGCTTGGCTTCAGTCAAAGATCTCGGTCGCTAAGAAAGACATCGACACCGTGTACGACTACGTTGTCTTCAGCATGATGCCGAGGATGAACACCGAGGAGTTCGAGTCTGCTCTCGAGATGCTCTCTGAGGAAGCCCTTGAAGAGGTGCTCAGAAAGTCTGACTCAGCTGGCAAGTGGATCAGCGACTTCGTTCACTCTGACAACCCAAAGTTCAAGGGTAAGTCAAAGAAGCAGAGGATGAAGCAGGCTCTCGCGGCTTACTACGCTAAGCAGCGCAACGAGTCGGTCGAGATGGACGAGGCTCGTCGCAGCGAGGACTATCTCGGTACCGTTCACAAGGATGACCCAGACTACGACAAGAAGATCGCTGCTTATAGGAAAGATCACGTAGTAAGAATTCGCGGTCGAGCACCGAAGCCAGAGCATAAAGACAAGTACAAGCGCGGCGGTGAGCTCTATCGCTCTTCGTCTCAAGACGTCAAGCCTGAGCACGCTTCTAGAGTAGACATCTATTCTCGCGGTAAGAAGAAGACCGTCAAGGAAGAGGTCGATCTCGAAGAGGGTGTGGTCGACGTATACGCTCACGAGCGCAAGGACGACAGCCACAAACTACAGGACTGGTCGAAGGCCAAGCTAGACAAGTATAGAAAGATGCCACACGGCTCTCATTCTAACAAGGACATCGAGGACGAGCACAAACGTCGAATCAGGACCTCTGAGTACGAGATGCGCTCCAAGGAGCCAGTCAAGGAAGAGGTCGAGCAGATCGACGAGCTCTCGAAGAAGACCATGCTTAGCTACGTCGACAAAGCTCTAAGAGACAAGAGAAGAACTGATCGTGCACATGGTATTGAGAGCAACAAGCCATACTCTACGTCAGCTGCTGGAAAAAGTGACTATAGTGTCAAGTTGCTCGGCAAAGAGTCTGACAAGCGTCACAAAGGTATCGTGACGGCAACTAAGAAGCTAGCTAAAGAAGACGTCGAGCAGATCGACGAGCTCTCAAAGAAGACTCTAGGTTCTTACATTAAGAAGTCTGCAGAAAAAGTTCATAAGTCGTCTTTCATGGCTGCTAAAGATAAGCCAGAAAATGCTGCTAAGCATGGTATGGAT